GAACATACCCTTGGCTTCTTCGGCAATGATGTTGAACCCATCATGATTGATGACGTAGAACTGCACGTCTTTCGACAACAACTTCATACGCTTCTCAGCAGTACCATGTAGCACCACAAACTTACGATGAGGGAAACCAGTAAAGAGTGCGTCACCCCATACACGTTCCAGTGTGGACAGTGGAGACAGAATCAGTATCTTCTTTATATGCTTAGTCTTGATGAGATAGTCAGCCGCCCATAGAGCAGATTGAGTTTTACCAGTACCGATTTCATTCAGCACTAACCCCCGTTGGTTGAGCGTCAAGAACGCAGCAGTATCTTTCTGATGGTCATACGGTGTGTACTGTCCGGGCCAGTTGTAGTAATGCAAGATGGGTGATGGCGCATTGATGCCGAGGTTACGCAGAACTTTAACCTCATCCAACTTGTGTGGTGTGAGCACAAGCGGTACGCCACGTAACTCTACGTGCTTAGCACTCGGTATGCTATCAAGCACCCGATTGGGGTTATTCAATTTCAGTGCAAGTGTTCTTGACTGTTCCACTACTACCATGTCATCACCTATCTTTTCGGTTTTTTATTACTGCATCTAATACTTCGAGGGTTACGTCATCAGATACAACCATCCACGTACCCCCTGCTTTTTCTATCTGCTTACCACAAATCTTCTGCAACTCCGTTGGCTTGCCTGTTGCTGACTTCACTTCTACCCCAACAAAATGTCCATCAACTATGGCAATGATGTCGGGTATGCCTGACTTCCCAAACCCATTGTTAGCAGGGAAGAAGTACCACACATCATGCTTCTTCAAGACCTCAACAACCTTACGTTTTACCTTGCCTTCGGGTGTCATAGCACTCATTGTATTCCTCTTTACATCTCTGTCAAGTTTTATTTTATTAGGTTAAACCCTAGCCGAATCACAGTCGTGTCGGGCGGGACAGAATCTACATAAACCTGATGGCTTGGCAGGCCAGTTGTCATGCTCAAGGCTTGTGTGAATACGTTGTATACGCTTCATTACCTCAGCCCATATCGCATTGACATCCCCCCGTAGGTACGTCTCGGTGTCAATCTCAAACGTCTTGAGCCACACCAGTGAAGTCTTTACCATCGTCACTTCAGGGTAGTGCTTGAACACTTGGGCGGCGAACAGTTCCATCTGAAACTGGTCGGTCTTACGCTTACCTGTTTTCCAATCCATGACGTTAGCCATGTTGCCATTGATTACAAGGATGTCAAGTTTAGAACGTAGCCATGCGTCAGCATCCCACCAACCTGTTGGTGTAAGGTTCTCGTTCAGTACAAGTTCCTTCTCGATGTGCAGTTCACCCCCTTTGGAGATGCGCTCAACTGACGAACACAGTGGTTCATAGTGTGCTATCTCTTGGGGCAATAGGCTATTCGCCTTGAGCCGATGTTCAAGGTACTCATGGATTCGTTCGCCATACTTACTGGCTTCGCCTCCTGCATCCACGATGTCTTTGGATACACGCTGACGGAAGTAGCGGTATGGGCAATTCTCATACAACTTAATGGATGAGTAAGAGTGGCTAAGGCGCATAGTCTGATGCCCCTCGGGGTGTCCTTGGGGTTCTCTGTTAAATTGAAAGTCCAGTGTACATCACTCGTGCATACGGCGCAAGATGTCGTACTTCAATATTTCCAACTGGGCAATCACTTCGGTCACAGTCTCTAGCTTCCAGTGCTGATTGCAACATGGCAACAACTTCCTCTTTGCGTCTATTCCCTACTACATCAGTCAAGTTTGTTATGTTCATGTGTTCTTCTCCTTTAATTTGGCTTCAATGGCTCTGAAAAATTCACGCCAAAAACTATCGGTCGGGTCTGATGCTTCCATTTTTTCAGCGCAATCTGCAATCTCCTCATCTGTCAGCCCTACCCATGTGCGCTTGTACTCTTGGATGTCATCATCTTCTTCAGTCATCATGTATCTCCATAGTTTTCTGCGTAGCCTGATTCACAAGCTACTGGTAAGTCGGCACACCAGCTAGGCGCAGTGGACATTACATCCACAAGATGTTTCTGTGCGTCAGTTGCATGGGCTACCGGGGCCGTGATGATAATCTCATCGTGTACTTGAAAGGCAACGTGATAGTGTTGCCCAATGTGTGCCATCTGTTCGGATATAACAATGCGAGCCATCGCTTGGATGATGTTCTCTGTCGCCTTACCCCCGTAGATTTTTGTCCACGATAGGTCGTCAGCCTGCCCAACAAGCACTCGGTCTGTCACTGCCTTACGATATGTTCGTGCGTCACTGATGTATTCATAGTTGCTTCCATTCGCTCGCAGCGCAGGGTATCGAATGTACAAACCATTCGGCAGCCGTATGCCTTGCTCGTCATACTGCAACATCTTTGAGATTGTGCCTGTCTGTCTTGCCAAGATACCACCCAGTGCGTGACCACACTTCTGCCATAGGGCAACAATCTTGTGGTTCTTCTGTCGGTACAAGCGGACAATACGCTCTGCTTCGGACAGTTCAATCTTTACACTGATGCCACCTTGCCCTATCTCTAGTGTTCGTCTGAACTTCTCAGCACCCATGCCGTAGCCTAGTCCCAAGATACAAGTCTTACCAACGAATCGCTCTACCTTATCTTGCTTGGTGATGGCTCGACCATACACTTCGGATGCAAACTCAGAGTACACATCTCGGTTCTCTGCAAACGCACTTAGTAAGTCGTGTTGTTCTGCGACCCATGCAATCATGCGGGCCTCAATCTGTGATGAATCACATGCCACAAGAACTTGCCCTTTGGGTGCTCTCAATGCCCGTCGGATTGTGTTGTTCCCACGAGCGGGTAAGTTCTGCAAGTTCAGCTTGTCACCCCCCGAAAACCTGCCTGTGTGCGCACCATAATAGTTGAGCATGATTGGCAGGCGACCTCGCTCGGACACACCAATCAAATTGAGGGTCAGGATGTTCCAACAAGTCTGTGAATTCTTTGTCAGACTTTGAAAAAGCATAGGCTTCCTTGCCTGTCCTCGCACTTATCTTTTTGGGTGGGTCAATGCCCAAGTTCTCAAGATACTTCGCAAAGATTTGGTTACTCATCAAAGTCTTGGTAACTGTGTCCTTACTAATACCAGTCAAGCCAAGGTCATCAATTAAAGACTGCTTGCGTTCGATGACTTCCTCAAGATGTTTCTGTAAGAGTTCCTTGTCAAGTTCAATGCTAGGCTCGGTGTACATGCGTAGCGTTTGGTCAATGACCATCAACTCACTGGTGGGAAAACCCTTGCTCAGTTTCTTGAACAAACTATAAGTTAGTTCCACATCGTTCTTGCAGTACTCACCATACCTAGCCATCTCGTCAGGTGTGAAGTCTGCTTTGCGTTTGCCCAATGCTTGGATAACTTCTTCCCCCTTAGCACCCAACTGATAGTAAGTAGCAAGTGCCTTGAGTGAACCCCCCACAGTCATCTGATGTAGCGGTCTTGACATTGATAAAGTATCGAGCCATAGCTTAGGCTTGATACCAAAGTGCCATGACAAGATAGCCCCATCGAACGCAGTATGGTGGCAGAGGATTGCTTTGTTGCTATAGTCTAGTGACTTCAAGAACTTGGCAGGGTCACTGCCTGAGTACCAGTCGGTCGGGTAGTTGTTGACCTTGATGCCTACCCCGATGACTTCAAACCTTGGGTCACGGATGTAACCCTCAGTGGTCATCTTCGATAGACTAAAGTCTTTGTCATAGTACGTTTCAAAGTCTATGGTTACGATGTCCATTGGTTTTCTCAATCTCCTGTGCAATCCACAGGTTTAGTAGCCGAGTTTGAAATAAAAGTTCCTGTGACTTAGCACGAGCATCGGCATACTCGTGTGATAACAAGCACTGGTGGATTTCTGCATTAAGTCTGTCCATACACAACATGATTGTTGAGTAATCAAAGAACTCATAGTTATTCACGGTCTTGCACCCATATGAAAGTGAGGGCAACGACTATACCCAATGCAGTAAAGCATCCGAGTAAGAACATTGCCCATTTGAATACCCCCCAGATAACCTCAGTCATCTTCACGCACCTCAACAAGTTTGTCGATGTAGTGACGTGCCTTCTTGACGTCATCAATCCCACCCTTGGCATCACAACGTGCAAGATATTTGATTGCGTTACCACGTAGGAAACCTGCGAACTGTTCGGGTGTCATCCATGCTTCCATTGCTGTCCAAGGTTGCACACCCATGTTCTTGTAGTGGTCACCGCCTACCTGTAAGTCATCAGCCCTGTTGCTTGGCACGAATGGTTTATGTTCTACAACTGGATGTGCTTGGTCAAGCATAGACCCACTAAGCACACGCTTGCGTATCGCATACACCGATGGCATAGCCACCTTAAACTTA